AGTGTGGTTGCATGTTATAATGTACACTAGTCAAGCTATTAAAAGTTTTAGCCACCAACCCTAAAGAGGAGTACAGATGGCATCAAATCAAGTTAATATTAATTTAAGCCTACAAGATCAAGCGAACAGTATCAAACAGCGTACTGACGAAGTCAAAGGTTTAAACAAAGAATTACAAAAAGCCCAGAAGATGGCTGAAACCACTAAAACTGGTGCAAAAGCTCTCAAGGCTAGTTTTAGTGCGGCTGAGAACATAGAGTATGGTCGTGCTCGTGGATCTATGGGATCTACTGGAGCAAGCGGACGTGACTTTGCAAACCAAGCACAAGGTCTTGGTGGATTGGTTCGTCTATACGCTACTTATGCAGCCAATGTATTTGCTGTAAGTGCGGCTTTTACTGCTTTAAGTAATGCTATGGATACTACTAACATGGTCAAAGGACTAGACCAGTTAGGTGCAGCAAGTGGTATTGCAATGGGCGGATTAGCAAAGCGATTTACAGAAGCCAGTGGCGGAGCAATTAGTTTACGTGAATCAATGGAAGCTACTGCTAAAGCTATTAGTAGTGGCATGACTCAAAAGCAGTTTTTACAATTAGGTGATGTAGCCAAAAAAGCTTCACAAGCTCTTGGTGTTAATATGTCAGACGCTGTTAGTCGTTTAACTCGCGGTATTACAAAACTAGAACCTGAACTATTAGACGAATTGGGATTATTTACAAAAGTAGGTAAGTCGTCAGAAGATTATGCACGTAGCATTGGTAAAAGTGTAGACAGCTTAACAGACTTTGAAAAACGTCAAGCGTTTGCTAACGCAGTTTTAAAAGAAGGTATTGACAAATTCAATGAAATCGATATACCTACTAACCCTTATGACAAACTTTTAGCTTCGTTAAAAAATATTGCACAAACTATTCTAGAAGTACTAAACAAAGCTTTAGGGCCTTTGATATCTATACTAAGTGCTAGTCCTGCAGCTTTAACTGCTGGTATAGCTGCTCTTGGCGCAATGATTGTAAAACAAGCAATTCCTAACATTGTTAATTACAGAGAAGAGTTACGAAAAACTGCAGAAATGTCCAGCAAATTAACTGGCGAAAAAATCGGACAAGCCAGAGAGATTTTAGAAAAGCGCAGAGCAGATATATTAGCAAAACAAGAATCTGCTGCCGACGCTTCGTCAGACAAAATTGATAAACTAGAAGCAAAACTTCGTGCACTTAGTGGCGGACGTATTCGCAAAGACATATCTGATATTTTATCGCCTACAAAATCTATTCAGGACATTACTGAAAAAGAAATACAACGAATTGAAAAAGCTGGTAGGGCTTTAAAAACAGAAACTAATGTATATACACAACTTGCAAGCGCTATACGAGCAGCAAAGCTAGAACAAAAAGAATATCTTATAGTTGCAGCAAAATTAAAAGCAGAAGAAAATGCTCCACTAAGCAAGCTCAGTGCTCCGGGACGATTAGTTGCTGCAGCAAACACTCAAAGCGCCCGTGCCTCTACTAGCAAAATTGTCAGTCAAGCTGCTGATACTGCCAGCTTAGTAGGTTTTCGATCTGCTTTTGTAGAAATGGTAGATAGTCTCAAGACTGAAAAATTAGGTACTGTTAGAACTATATTTACTGGAGTAACTGCTACTGCTACTGCTGCTGCTACACGTCTTATGGGTTTTGCAAGCGCATTAGGTACTGCCGGTATGGTAATCGGAGTATTCGTTGGAGTTTTCCAAGGATTAAATGCAGCGTTTAGCACAAACAGTAAAGAACTAGACAAGTTTAATCAAAATTTAGAATATACTTCAGAGAATGTCAAAGCTCTAACAAATACTTATAGTAGATATCGTGCTAGTTTAAGCCCTGATGCTGTAATAGCACTTTCAACCTCATTTACAAATTTGTCTGACGGTATTAATAGTACTGTTAAAGCGTTAGATGCTGCAGATAAGGCTGCAAATGGCTGGGATAGATTTGTAGATAGCTTAAAAGGTATATTTGGTCAAGATCTTCAATCTCAATTTGCAAAAAATATTTCTTTGCAAATTGCAGGAGGACTAAAAGGAATAGCAGATCCCAAGCTTAAGAAAGAAACAGAAGATAAGTTACGCACAATATTAGATGTAACAGATCTAACTGACGAAAGTATAAACAAAAGTTTAAGTAGTTTAAGTTCGAAAAAAGTTATTAAAGCAGGCGAAGATATTGCAACTACTTTTGACGTTGCAGCTAAAGCAGGTGCAAAAACTGCAGGCTCACTAATTTCCGTAAAAGACGGGTTTAAAGGATTAGAAGCCAGCTATACAGAACTTTCCAACAGTTTAATACAAAAAGATACATTATCTAATTTTGGAAAAGACTTAGCTACTCAAGGTTTTAATCTACAAAAGGCATTTGAAGACCCTATTGCAACATTAGCCACTTTACAAGATGTACTAAGTGATATTAGTAAAATGAAATTGCTAAGTCCTGAATCTCAGGCATTATTACAACAAAACAAAGCAGAATACATAGATCTTATCAATAAAGCAAAAGAGTATGAAGCACAAATAAAATCTTCAGAAGCTAATATTGTTAAGTTAAAAGAACAAGCAGCAAACAGGCTTAATAAAGCCCCTATAAATGCAAAAATAAGTGCAGAACAAGGAAAAATATCTGCGGCAGAAACGGGATTAGGCAGTATCCGTAAGGAAATGTCAGATATTAGCAAGCAGTTTGGTGGTGTAGCTGAAAGTTCTATTGTAAAAGGTTTTGCTTTAATTGAGGGCGGATTTACTCGCTCCATTGCCCAAGCAGTTATAAGCTCACAAAAATCTTTATTAGATATGTTGCCACAAACAGCAGAAACAGCTAAACTTGGCGCTAAACTAGAAAATCAAAAAATTAATCTGCAAATTCAGCAAATTACTGAAACACAAAGATTAATTAAAGAAATGGAACTTAGCAGACTGCAAAGTGAACAACAATTTTTAGAAACTAGACGTGACGAGGCTATTCGTGAATCTCGTGGTAATGCTGCAGCACTTACAACTGCAGCAGCCCCTCGGTTAAAAGAAATTGAAGACAGAACTAAAGTTTTACAAAGTACCAATATTAGCCGAGATATTAAAGAAGGTAAGTTAGAGCGTAGCCCTGAAACTTTAAGAGCTATGCAACAACAACAAGGTACTATAGCTCAAACAACACAGCTACGACAACAACAAGTTATGAATACTATTGGGGCTGAAGTTAAAGGGCTACAAAGCGGATTTGAAGCAGCTAAAAAGAAGTTAGATAACGATTTAAAAGATATTATTAATAATAAAGAAGCTGAACTGCGCGGAGCAGAATTTAGCGCAAAAACACTTGAAGATCAGCAAGCAGTAGTTAACAAATATGTTGAGCAAGAAGACGCAATTAAACGCGTTTTAAATAGCTTAGGTAGTGTTCAACAAAGTGCTACTTCTAATTTGATAGTGCTAGAAGCACAAAGAGCTAAATATAAAGATGTAGCAGATTTAGCATCTAAAGCAGTTCAAACAGCTAACGAACAAGTTACAACATCTAATCAACAATTTGATGCTGCAAAAAATACTGTAGACCAGGAACGTAACCGTAAAAATTTGTTAGAAATTACCTTACAAACATTAAATCAAAGCACTCAAACTTTAGAAACTCAAGTAAATTTAAAACGCATTTTAAATGAAACTGATAGTACATTAGTAGGCATAGAAAAAGAAATATTGCAAACTCAAGTTGAACTTGGTATAATTACTCAAGAAAACTATCGCGATCAGCTTATAAGCATTGAGCAGATAGGAAGAGTCAAACAACGTGATACTAAACTAGATGAACTTAAAAATAAATTACTTGCAACACAGTTAGGTTTAGTAAAAGAGTTAATGGACCCTAAAAATGCGGGAAACACTCAATCAATTAGAGATAAGATGAGTGCTGCCTCCGAAGCATATGAAGTAGAAACAGCAGGAGTTCGTAAAGTATATGACGCACAACAAAAATCGAAATCTTTAACTGAAGACTTATCTGCTAGACAACTTGCTTATGGCGACGTATTTAAACAAAGCTTTGAGGGTATGGCAGATGCGGTTATTGAATTTACTAAAACTGGTAAATTAAACTTCAAAGGTATGATCGACTCAATGATCGAAGGTTTAATTCGTTACGAAATGCAACAGCAAGCATTAATGATGTACTCAGCATTTAGACCTGGTCTAAATGCTTTAGTAGGTAGTATATTTGGCCCAGCTGCAGGTAGTTTAGACTACGGACCTGGAGCATATCCAACAACAAAAGCAAAAGGTGGTGCTTATGATGCTGGCGTAGAGATGTTTGCCAAAGGCGGGATGTTTACTAATTCAGTTGTAAATTCTCCAACCTTATTTAAATTTGCAAAAGGCACTGGACTAATGGGCGAAGCAGGTCCTGAAGCTATTATGCCCCTAAAGCGTGATAGCAACGGAAACCTTGGTGTTCGCGCAGGCGGTGGCGGAAGTGTAGACGTAGTCGTTAACAACTACGGAAGCGAAAAAGCAGAAACTCGCGAAACTGTTGATAGCCGTGGTAATCGTAAGATTGAGGTTATTATTGGTGACATGACAGCTGGTGAAATTGCCCGCAATGGCAGCGCTTCGCAAAAAGCTATTCGTGGAACCTTTGGACTACAGCCTCAATTAATTAGGAGATAATTATGGCGTATACATATATTTGGCCAACAACGCTACCGCAAAGTCCACAAAAAGGATTTTCTGAATCTATAGGAGCCTTAATTATAAGGACTCCTATGGATGCAGGTCCTGCAAAAGAACGTTATCGTGGTCGTAGACCAAGTACAATGGACTTAACGTTTATTATGAAAACTGCACAAGTTGCTGATTTGGAAACATGGATAGTAAATACTCTTCGTGGCACTGCGCGTTTTGGTTTTCCACATCCCCGTACTGCTACGGTTGTAGAAGCCCGCATAGTTCCTCAAGGTGATGGCGAACTATTTAAAACAACCTACATAGCGCCAGGATACTGGAACATATCACTAGTTTTTGAGATCTTACCATGAGCAGACTAACTACAATGTCGCCAGACGCAATTCGTGCGATTTTCTCGCCGGAAGCAGACAGCGACTTGCTTTTCTTGTTAACAATCTATGATCCTGTTAATCCAAGCACAGTAGTTGCACGATTAGCAGACGGATATACAAAGCGTATTAGTGAAACTGCAGATGAAGTTGTTTATGGTGTAACTAGTAATAGCCAAGATTTTATTTTCTTGCCTATGGAAATTTCACTGCCAACTGAAGAAGAAGCACAGGCTCCTCGTTGCTCAATTATCCTACGCGATGTTACCAGATATGTAATACCTATTATACGAACTATTGTAGGTCCACCTACTGTAAAAATGGAGTTAGTACTATCTAAAACTCCAGATACCGTAGAAGCTAGTTTTGCTGGTTTTTACATCAGTAATTTTTCTTACAATGCTGACTCAGTGACTGCAGATCTATCTATGATAGATTATGAACGTGAACCGTTTCCAATGCACTCATTTACTCCAGCATATTTTCCAGGAATGTTCTAATGTGGCAAAATAAATACATAGGCATACCTTTCCTAGATAAAGGTAGGGATACAGACGGCATTGATTGCTGGGGGTTAGTACGTCTTGTTTATAAGCAAGAGTATAATATTGATCTACCTAGTTTTAGCAGTGAATACGAAGCTGACGATACTGAGCGTATGAGAGATCTGTTTGCTCAGTACAAAGAAGGCTGGGAAAAGATCGAGGAACCTGTAGAAGGTTGCATTGTATTATTTAATATTTTTGGTATAGAATCACATATGGGTATTGCCGTTAGCAGTACCCACTTTTTGCATGCGCGCGATAAATATACTAGCGCAATCGAATCTTTTGACTCTGTGGGCTGGCGTAATCGCATCACAGGGTTCTACAAATACAGCGAAAATAAAAGCGCAATCTTAAATGTAGTACCACACCCACTACGAACTGAGCGTTTTACTGTACCTATTTTACCTGGTACAACTCTTGATAAATTGGCTAATTGGATTAAGTTTGAGTATAAGATTGCTGAAGAGTTAGCTAGCAAAATTACTATTTTGGTAAACGGCATCGTAGTCGACTCTAGCAAGTGGTCTACTACTGCACTAAAAGACACCGACCGCGTAGAATACCGTGCCGTGCCTGGAAAAGGCAACACACTTCGTTTAGTGCTTACGCTAGCACTGGTTGCTGCTGCGCCTTGGCTTACTACCCAAGTGGGTATTGCAATGGGAACTACAGCTGCTGGAACAACCGCAGCTGCTTTTGCCGCAGCTAGTCCTCTTGCTTATACTGCTATTTCAACTGGCGTTATGATGGTTGGTGGAGCACTTATAAATGCTATTTCACCAATTCGCCCACCTGATATTAATACACCTGGAACAAACATTCAGCAGTATATGGTTAATGGTGGTGCAAACCAAGTACGCCCATATGAAGCTATTCCCGTAATCTTAGGTAAAGTAAAAATAACTCCTCCGCTTGGCGCCGTTAACTATCTTACTTATGAGAATGATACTGAAAGTTACCTTTCAATGCTTTTGTTGTGGGGCTACGGTCCACTAAACATTGATGCTAGTACACTTAAAATTGGTAATATTTCCCTAACCGAATATACATTACCAGTTCCACCAGTTACATTAGACCGTAAAACTACACCTACAGCAGGACAGTTACTTGATTTTACAGCTATTTATGGAAAAGATGTAGACGTAGTTACTAGTAATGCTACACTAACGTGCCCTGGGCAATATAATGCTGTATTAACTGAAGGCAGTTTCGGACCTTGGGTACCTGCATCTAGCGGCGTAGCTGTGTATGATGCTAACGGAGCGGTTGTTCCTATTAGTCAGTTTACTGTGTCTCTTCACCTGCCACAAGGTTTACGCAGAATTTTCGCCGAAGGCAAGGAGTCTGGTAAGGAAGAATCCGTGTGGGTACGTATAGAAATTCAAGTCAAAGACGGGGCTGGTCCTTGGACAACCTGGACAGATTTTGCATTAGGCGATGGTACTGTTAAAAAAGATGCCTTTACTGTTAATAAAACCTACTATAACTTGAACTCTTTAAATGAAGTTCAGGTACGAGTTCGTAGAAAAACAGGTGCTGATCTTGAGTGGACCAAAGAAGCCAATGGTTATGCTAAAGCACAGATTTATGGGCAAGTAGTTTTATTACAAACAGTATTTCTACGGAACACTTCACCAATCAAAGAACCAATTAACTGTACTCTTGCAGGTACAGCACTAAAGATCAAAGCCAATGAGCAACTAAACGGTCAGATTGAAGGAATTAATGCTATTGTTCAAACATGGGCACCTTCATGGGATGGCACAGCTTGGACTACAATGGCAACTAATAATCCTGCTGCTTTATTTTTGTATGTGTTAAAGCACCCAGCTAACCCGCAACGAGTAAAAGAAGCAGACGTTGCTAGTAAAATAAATTTAGCTCAAATTCAATACTGGCATAATTATTGCGTTACAAAAGGATTTGAGTTTAATAGCGTAGTAGGCTCACAGCGAAGTATCTTAGAAGTATTGCGGGATATTTGTGCAGCTGGGCGAGCAAGTCCTGCAATGATAGACGGCAAATGGTCTGTGGTAATCGACGAACCAAAGTCAAATATTGTGCAGCATTTTACCCCGCACAATAGCTGGGGTTTTGAATCTACAAAAGCTTTAGCAAAAATGCCCGATGGTTTACGAGTTACATATATAGACGAAGACCAAGACTATCAACAAGCAGAAGTAATTGTTTACAACAGCGGAAAATCTGCAAGTAATGCAGAGCTTTTTGAAAGTATTCAGTTACCTGGTGTTACTAAAAAATCTTCTATAATAGACCATGCACGCTGGCATTTTGCACAAGCAAAGCTGAGACCAGAAGTATACCGACTAAATTCAGATATTGAATACCTAGTGTGTAATCGTGGAGATCGTGTAAAAGTAATGCACGATGTACCTATGTGGGGCACTGGCAGCGGACGTGTTAAAACACGTGTTAGCAGCACGGAATTTGTGCTAGACGAACAAGTATATATTGACATTACCAAAAATTATACTATTCGTTTTAGATCTGCGTTAGGTGGAACGGTAGAGCGTACGCTGAATAAAACTGGCATGACTACTGGGTATCATACTACAATCACGCTAGCCACTAGTACAACAAGCACCGAAGTAAATGCTGGTGACTTGTATATGTTTGGTGAATACCAAGAAGAAGCTCAAGACTTACTGGTGCTTAGTATTGAACCTTCATCAAATAAATCTGCTACTTTAACAATGGTAGATTATGGCGTTACTGACACATATAACATTTTTACTGATTACGCAACACTAACAGCAGCAACTGTATTTGAGTCTCAAATTACATTGCCTGGTAAAGATTTGCGAGATAGCTTTATTGACACAGATGTGCCCGCCATTAGTTTAGTTGTAAGCGATGAGTCTGCTGCAAAATTATTGTCTACTGGTAATTATGAGCAGCGTATACAAGTAAGTTATACTAACCCACAAGAGTTACCCCGAGCTGCTCAAAAAATTGAGTGTAGTTACTATTTACAAACTAGTTCTACTACAAGTAGCGGTATTACAACATCAAGTACACTTATCAATGCTAAAACGTTTACAGAAGATTACAATGTAGGCTCTGTTTATATTAGTGGAGTTGTAAAAGGCGAGGTTTATAAAATAAAACTGCGCTATGTTGCAAGCGATGGTAGAACCGGGCCTTGGACTAGTGAAATTACGCATACAGTTGGACAGTTCAAAGCATATGCAACCGTAGATAGTCTTGAAATAGATTTAAATACTCACTACTTAGATATGAAAGCTGTTTCTAACACTCCAGTTAATCCAGCACTGTTTAAGCACTATGAGTATAGAATCTATCGTGATACTGGTACTGGTGACTTCTGGGACTTGACACCAGACTCTACCAATAATATTAAAGTTGTAAAGTCAACTGGTGCAACCAGACAAAACTTACTAGAGTTTACAAGTCCACGAATATCGCAAGCAGGAATAAATTATCGAGTAGCTTGTAGAACTGTAGATATTCATGACAACTATGGCGACACTAGTGCATTAGCGTCTATATTAATCAAAACAATTGTTTAAAGGATAATTATGGCAGGAACTTTATCCGCAGGCGTTAATTCCTTAATATTAAAACTAGACACACCATACGATACTATTAGAACATCAGATATTCGTGATGATTTGATCAAAGTAAAAGTCTGGTGTTCAACAACTGCAGGATTTACTCCGTCAGATGCCAACAAGGTATTTGACGGATTAAGTCTGTCTATTATTATACCAAACCTAACGGCTGGTACAGCCTATTATGTAAAGTATGCTTTTATTAGTGAAATTGATGAATCACAGATTACGTACTCTAGCGAACTAACCGCAACACCAGTAACTACTGATGCTGCTATGGTAAATATAACTGCCACTGCAATGGCATTTATTGAACAGAAAAATAGTTCTACAATTTTACCTGCTAACATTGTACTAACTGCCACACCAGTTAGTATTGCTGGTACTATAACTTATCAGTGGAAAGTTGACGGAGTTACACAATCAGAAACTTCCAATACTTTTACACTGGGATCATTTAGTGGAAATGCAAAAACAGTAAGTGTTACAGTTATTAGTGGAAGTTTTGAAGCCTCTGATGAAATGAGTATATTCTCACTACGCGAAGGCGATGATGCTATATCCGCAGGCTTAGTAAACCAAAATCAAACTATTAGTTGCAATAGCGACGGCGTACCTATTGCTGGACAGCTACCGTTTACTACTACATTCTACGCTGTTCGTGGAGCAGAAATACTAAACGGCACAGCTAGTGTAGCCTTCTCGCTGGTTAGTAGTGAGGGCATTACTGTAACTATTAATAGCAGTACTGGAGTAGTTAACGTTAGTAATCTAACTTCTTTAGATGCTTATGCACTATTCCGAGCAACTGTTGGAACCACTCAGCTAGAAAGTCGACTAACACTAAACAAGTCACTAAATGGATATACCCCCGTAAAAAATGTAGACTACTTTGATGGCGTAAACGGCACAAGTATCAAAGTACAGTACTCTGATAACAACATATCTTGGCACGATTCGCCTCTAGCAGGTGACTTATACATTCGTACAGGTACTAAAGCTGGCACTGCTACTGATTATACCTGGGCCGCAGGAGTAAAGTTTGTTCCTGAAAAAGGTGTAGAGTATGAGGATGGTGATCCAGGAATAAGCTCGTATATACACATCAAGTACAGTAATGATAATGGAATTACTTTTACTGCTAGTAATGGTGAAACTGCTGGTGACTATATTGGTACTTATACAGATACAACAGTTGCAGACTCTACTTCAACTAGTTCTTATACTTGGGCCAAGATAAAAGGTGAGCCAGGGTATACTCCAGTAAAAGGTGTAGATTACTTTGATGGAGTATCGGGAACTAGTGTCAAAGTACAATATTCAGCAAATAACTCTAGTTGGCACGACGCACCTCTAGCAGGTGACTTATACATTCGTACAGGTACTAAAGCAGGTAACGCTGCCGACTATACTTGGGCTGCAGGAGTAAAGTTTGTTCCTGAAAAAGGTGTAGAGTATGATGACGGTGATCCAGGAATAAGCTCTTATCTACATATAAAGTATAGTAACGATAATGGCTCTACCTTTACTGCTAACAACGGTGAAACGCCTGGAGATTATTTAGGTAGCTATACAGATAGTACTGCTTCCGACTCTTCCAGCACTAGTGCCTATACTTGGGTAAAAATCAAAGGTGAGCAAGGTATTCAAGGTATTCAAGGTATCAAAGGTGACAAAGGAGACACTGGCTCAGGCACCAGTGGCGCTTCCAATCATAGAGCTTATATTGCTACTGCAAATTCCACAACAGCTCCCTCATGGACAGCAGGCACTACTACACAAAATGGTGCAGCACCAGCTGGTTGGAGCTTAGCTCCAGTAACACTGTCTATAGGACAAGCACAGTGGCAAATAGACGGCACTACCCCAGCAGGTAGCACTACAACAACTTGGGCTACTCCTTATCCAAGTTATTTTAAAGTTGATACTCTTGAGGCAGTAACTACCAACACAGGTAACTTAACTGTTACAGGTACTATTAAAGTAGGATCTACTGCTAGTATTACAAACGGTATATTGATAAGTCCAGATAATATATCAATTTACAATGCTGGTCAACTACGTGTTAGATTAGGAAGTATTTAATGGCAACTTATGGAT